TAAAGAAATCATAGTGGATAATACAAATGCCAGGTGGCCTTCTTCAACTGACGGGCGTGGGTGCCCAAAATGAGTTAGTGAATGGAAACCCGTCTATGACTCACTTTCGGACTGTCTATCGCAAACACACGAATTTTGCCATGGACCATATTCGTATGTCGTTCTCCAGTTCCAACCTTGAGTTCTCGACGACAGGGACGCGTACGCTATCGTGTCGCATTGACCGGTACGCACAACTCCTTCACGATTCCTATCTGGTGCTGACACTGCCGAATATCTGGTCGCCTCTCAAGTACCTAGGGACCTCTCTGCCTCCCACAGGGTACAATCAGGAGTCGAACTCGTTGGGGTTTGAGTTCCAGTGGATTAAGAATATCGGGTACAACCTGATTGACCGCGTGGAACTTACTATGAACGGTCAGGTCATTCAGGTGCTCCGTGGCGAGTGGTTGAAGATTTATTCGCAACTGACCCACGACCGAAACAAGCGCCTCATCGTAGACCAGATGGTGGGCAATGTCCCCGAGATGTACGACCCTGCGAACGCCTATGACCGCAATGGACAGTACCCTCACGCAGTCGCAGGTCCTACGGTCGCGTCCCTGCCTCGTGATGCGTCCAATAACCTTGTTCTTCCAGGCACGACGACGCCTGAACCGTCCATCCGCAGTCGCCAACTCGTAGTTCCTCTTCATTTCTGGTTTTGCGAGAATCCCGGACTTGCGTTGCCTCTTACGTCGCTCCAGAACGCAGAGGTCTATATCAACGTGACTCTTCGCAACCTGAACGATTTGTACACGGTGATTGATGTGAACCCCTCGTCTCCCACGTACGGCACACGAGTCAAGCCGACGGGGGATGTGACCTACAACGCAATTGGACTGTTTTTGACGCCTCCTACGCCTACGGGTGCTCCGAGCAATCCTACGGTCACAACCTTCTTCCCCGACCCGTACATTGAGGGGAACTTCATCTACCTCACGGAAACGGAGATGAACCAACTCGCACGCGCAGATACGACGTTTATGGTCAAGACCGTTCGGTACGTTGGCAAGGAGGGACAGTTTGGAGCAAACACTGACCTTGAAATCCCTATGTTCAACCTCGTCACCCGACTTGTGTTTGCGTCTCAGCGATCCGACCGCATTGCCGTCAACGATTGGGACAATTATACGAATTGGGAGAACCCAGACCGTGCTCCGTGGACGCCAATGTCCACTCAGTTCCAGACGTCTTTGTACACGTCGGGACAGCAGCAGATTACATCGGTCTCTCCGCGCGACCCGGTCATCAACGGCCTCCTTCTTCTGGATGGCAAGGAGCGAATGCAGACGAAACCTCTCCCGTTCTTTTCGCTTCTCCAGATGTACCGCCACACGACAGGCGATGCTCCCGAAATCCCGGGCGTCTACATGTACTCGTTTGCGCTTGACCACGACAAGTACCAACCCTCCGGCGCTATCAACGGAAGCATGTTCAACAAGGTCATCTTGCGTCTCACTCTTCAGCAGCCTCTTCCACTCAGTGTGACGGCAGCAGGCACGCCCACAACCACCCAAGTATGCGTTCTTCGTTCGACGGTGTTTAGTCCCAACCCCACAGTTATTCCTGCCGGACAACTGTCGTTGTATGACCCATCCGAGGTCGTCACGGTAGTCCAGGCAAACGACAATATCGTATTCACATTCACATACACGGTCGGAGTCTACGTAGAATCGGTCAACTTCCTTCGCATCGTGTCGGGTCTTGGAAATCTCGTATTTGCCCAATAACAATGGGAGTCAAAGTTCTCAAGGCGTACTTTGGAGACGAGACGTCCGCACGAGATATTACGAAACAACTCAACGAACGCGCAAGTGGTGGGACCATCGACGTTGTCGCAAATTCGTCTCTGCTTCCCATGTTCGAGGCAACCGACAGCGTGACACTGTCGACTACCGATGTTGCCGACATTCGCGATCAGGCGGTGAAGGACTGTGGAGGTGAATCCGATACGAAGTGTATACAGGCGCGGGTCGCAACACTCTCGCGGTCTCGTCTTCAGGAAAAGCAGACGGAAGTACAATCTACCGCAAACCAGGTGAAGGGGCGACGCCTGACTGTCATTGTGGACGAGAACGGTAAGCGTCGTACTCTCATTGTTCCCGATGGACAGAAGTTTGAACTCAAGAATGTAGATGCCCCCAAGACAGAGTCGAAACCCTGGGATTTCAGTGCGGCAAACATTGCGTGGAAGACGTTTACCACGAGCGCATCGGCAATCGGGTATGTGTGGTTGATTCTGGGCGCATTTCTCTACATTTTCCAGATTATCGCAACGGCAGAGACACTGCGAACCCTTGAATCGTTTGGACCGTTCAAGTGGAAGTACTACGGAGGTCTCGCGTCGTCCATACTGATTCCTTATTCGGGGTTCATCATCATGTTCGTCATTTATGCATACCGTGGGTACAGCGAATCCTCTACATAAGAAGTAATGATTCAGTTTCAGTGGTTGCTCGCAGGAGCGATTGTAGGGATGCTTATTGCCACAGTCATCGCGCCCCCTACTCGCAGGGAAAAACAACTGCCGTCTCCCAATGACGACGCGAAGCGCTTTCATACCGACGTGGGATGCGTTCGCTTCCAAGCCACCGAGGTCCCTTGTTCCGACGAACCCGATTCACTCAATCTTCTTGCGAGTAAGCAATGATTGACATCACCCGAGCACTCCAGAGAGCTGCGCCCTTTTTCTCGTTCGTGATTGGGTTGGGTATCTCTATTCTTCTCTTTCACCGGGACTATGCGATTCTCACAGTCCCCGCCCTTCCTCTTCAGGAGATTGTTGACAAGGTTGTCAAGACCGATGGAAAATGCTATCGCTATCGCGTGGAAGACGCTTCGTGCGAAATCCCCAGTAGTAAATAAAGAATGGACGACGCTACTTCACTGGATGCTCTTCTCCCTTCGCCCCAGGGTCCCCAGTCTATGCCGCCGATGGCTGCCATGCCGAGTGTCCAGTCGGCAGGACATTCGGGAATGGTCCCGTCTTTCAAACCTACCCTCCCGGGGATGCGCTTCATTGCCTCAAACCTCGTCATGTACATTGCGTTCTTCCTTGCTGCTGCGATCATCTCGCTCTCCGCTCCCCGGAACCTCCTTCTCCAGTACGTCCCAAATGCTTACACCTCCGGCGGTGTTGTCAGTTGGACAGGTGCTGCTGTTCTCGGTGCTGCTGCTGTTGTGATTTCCAATCTTCTGACTACGTTCTTGTCGGGCCTTCTCGGTTAAAAGTGCCTTGAACATCGTATCAAATTTCTTGACGCGTTGGGCTCTCTCCTCGCGTGTAAAGAATGCGTATTTGTGAACTCCAATAAGAATCCGTCGCACGCACTGAATCTCGTGCTCAAGGTCGTTGTGTTGTATGACATCCTGTATGTATGCTCGCAGTTCCTGTGCTTCCATTGTTCGTACCATTGAAACCAAATACATAGAGTCCTATGTGTTCGTTTTCTAATTTCACAAAACGAAAGGATTGATAAACACATACACCTCTCGCAATGGAGCGCTTTCTTGCCCTTGGATACACGCCTGAAGAGGCAATGATGCTCGCGGACGCCCAACAGGCACTGACGAAGACGAACTTGTGGGATTATATGAGGAAGAGCAGTACTCCTGGAAAGGACGGGTTTATGTTCTGTACCGACCTCGAGTTGGTCACTCTGTCGCACGCCATGAAGTACGACGGGCACAGTGGCGCTTCGTACGCGTGGACGATGCGAAACATGGAGTACATTGCGAAGAACGGATGGGATGCGTTCACGAAACTTCGTACACCAACAAGCGAACACGTAACTTATACAAACGCCACGCATGACTAGTATGTTAAACATCTTTGGGGTCCACGAATATATGAAGCAACCGTCCGCATGGTTTCATTCGCGCATTCTTGTGGGGGCGGGAGCAATGCTCGCGCCTTCCTTTTGTATTCGGAACAATGTGACGCATGTCATCAATTGTGCGTTTGACGAGGATTCTCCGTCGTGGTTTCGTGAGAGGAATCCTGGTAAATATGCCGTCATGAACGCATACGATACGCCTCATCACAATATCCTAGATTGGTACGGGCGTTTCGAAGAAACCATGCACTCCTTTTTGCGTGAAGGAACGGGGACGGTCTTCGTCCACTGTCAGGCAGGCATCAATCGCAGTGGATTCCTTGCCCTGACCTACGTAGCAAAGAATTTCCATATTCAATTGGACGACCTTATCGTGTCTGTCAAGAAGCAACGCCCCTGTATGTTGTCCAATCATATCTACATGAAACAGGTGAGAGAGTTCATAAATGGACATATTCAGAGTCAGAAAGGTGCGGGACTCAACGACGGGGAGCACGACGGGCGGGACACTCGACTCTGTACATCAGGAAGTTGTTCAGTCGTTGAAGCAGTCAAGTGTGAAACAGGAAGCACTGCGGAACGAACTGAGCGAACTGAAGAACAAAGTGTCGGACCTGTATGCGAAGAATGATATCGATGACATCGTACAGGCAACTCATATCCAGACACGAATTCGCGAGATTGAGAAGGAACTTGCCAATAGCAACCCCGTAGAAGACTATTATATGAAAAACATGGACATCCTGATGGACTACTACAAGAAGCAGGACACGAATGTCAACACTCAGTCGTTCGTTCCCAAGGACTCGAATACATTCATGAAGTTCTTCACGGGAGGAGCGGTGAGCGAGACAGGTCCGTCTCGGAAACAGATGTACGACGAGTATATTCAGCGAATGAAGTTGTCCAACGGTCCTGAGGCAATTCAGTTACCCACTGAGCACTGCGTTCTGTGTAATGTCGCACGCGAGGAGATCTCGTCAGAGGGCATTCTGGTCTGTCCCAA